GTAGCGGGTGCGATGACCCAATTGTCTGCAAGCATTGGGAAAGCATTGCAAGTCGTAGAATCGTACTGTCTATGGCTTTCGCTTCAACTGGACCAGCCAACCCGGCTGGATGGCTCGAAGATCCCCTTCGAGAGCCTTGAACGCCTACTCGGGCGTTGGGCTCTGGGATTGACCAGCCTTTACATCCGCAACCGAGCCGAGGACTGGCTCAAGTTAAAGATGGCCACGCTCGACGCCCTGTCCAAGGGCCAATCCGAGCTTCCAGCTGAAAAGCCCTGTTTCAAGACGCACTCCATTCGCTCCCGGCGGTTCCTGCCCGGACATGATGGTTTGATCATTGGACACTGGATAACCGCCAGTTTGGCACGCGGTCAGTCCTTTGTCTTTTGGATGAAACGGGGAGCACCTCAAGTCAGTGATGCTCAAGTGGCGGCACAGGAGGAATCTTCCTTTAAGATTCTTAGTACCCCTCAAGAGAGATTTGATGTCCGTATTGGTGGCGGCGCGCTCCGCGACCAACACGTAGACGTCACTCTTGACCGCCTGACCCAGGAAGTAACACGAACCGTTCGTGAGGTCTTCCGAGGTCTGGAGTGGAAAGATAATCGACCTTTCCAACTCCCATCACAGAACGCTCACATCTGGATGACAAGGGTAAAGGGTGGCGCTCGCGCCTTAATTGCCAGTCGGCAACCCAATACTCTCGCTGTTCTGGACGCCCTCCTCTTGGCGGCCAACTTTTCTTCTTCCCCCCCTCCGGAATCTCACATTGTCCAAGTACACGATGGTTCCTGGATGGAGACTGGGGAGTCTTATGAAGAGCGCCTCCGCTGGATCGCAGCCGGCCCCCCGACCACTCTACGTAGTGTGATTCAGGCGGTCTGTCAGGAGAATCACCAGTCCCGTCCGACCCTTTGTCGGTTGGGTCTGGTGCCTCCTAATGAGAGCATATCGAATGGCGACGATTCGATCCACTTCTATGACGAGTTTGTTATGAACATCTCCCTACGGGACATTCTCAAGAACACCGTCACACCCGGTCCATTGCTTCCTGCAAAGATCATCGGGTTGAAGGAACCCCTTAAGGTCCGGACCATCACCGCGGGTCCGGAGGAGGCGTACTACGTTGCCTCCTTCATTCAGAAGTTTATTCACAGCCATCTCCGGAAGCATGATACGTTCCGACTAATCGGAAGACAACTCGAACTCAGTGATATCGAGCGTACCTTTGCCACTCCGTTGGCTCCAGGACAGTTCCTGGTTTCCGGGGATTACAAGTCTGCGACTGACCTGATATCCGCTGCACTCTCTGAGGCATGTGCGCGTGAGATCGGTTTGGTCACGGGGATGCCGTTCGAGGTCGTGGAAATGTTCGTGGATTGTCTTGTACACCACGAAATCCGCCTCGGGAAGAACTCTGCTCCCCAGCAGAACGGACAACTGATGGGATCTCCCGTATCCTTTCCCATCCTCTGTCTTATCAACGCCGCTTTGACCCGGTTCTCTCTCGAACTTCGAGAGGGACTGGCCCGTCCACTCCGGTTGGGCAGTTTTCCACTGCTCATCAACGGCGATGACGTCGGATTTGTGACCGACGAAGAGGGTTATAACATTTGGAAACTGGTTACCCGTGCGGGTGGTCTTCAGTTTTCCGTCGGAAAGAACTTTACTTCCCGGAAATTCCTTGTTATTAACTCCTGCATGTTTGAGGTAGGACCGCTTGTGACTGTTCGTCCCATGCGTCCATCCTACCCCCGCGTTTGCCATAACCATGGGCAATCTCCGCGGGGTCTCTCTTCATGCACCCTCAGTGC